CTGGGGATAGTTGGAGAGTCTTAGCCTTACATCCAAAACAATTACAATTCTCGTCATCTGTATGACTTAAGTCAGAACCTGTAACTCCAAAATCTTTCCAAAGTTCTACTGATTCTGCTTTACATTTAGTGCAGCCCCATAGGACTACATACTCATTTACTTTGCCTTCTTCAAGGCGGTGTTCTACTTGTGCTACTTTGCTGATATGCCCTTTAACAGAGCAATCATATTGCTGTGATGTAATCTCCATAAACTCCCCCAATAGACGCATCTGTTAAACGAGTCTTTGTATTTTCATCAATGATATGTTCGTGCCCACCTAGATAAACTTCGGTAGCAGCAAAGGTTTCTGTTTGACTTGGGAAGCGATAGGTTGAGTAAGTTCCATCAATCATCATTACTGTAACTCCACGGTGGATGCCATAGCGAACAAACAATCTATCCCAAGCAATCGGAGTTTCGTAAACCGATGGTGGTATGAATTTATATTGTGCCATGTTTCCTCCTTATTGATATAGAGAGAGGGCGAGTTGCCCCGCCCCCTCAACTACTATTTAACTAGCCCTGAATTGAAGAAGAAGATTCAATACGGTATAGCGCAGCCTCACGGTAGCGTGAGAATCCGAGGACTCCATACCAACCGATTGGGCGGAAACGCATCAAGCGGTCAACGACTGGTCCGATGATAACATTTGGCTCTTGTGCTACTGCTTCCGCAAGCGCTTGCTTTCCAGCAACGATTGTGCGGTATACAGCAGTTACAGGAGTTACTGTTACTACAGTTGTCGCAGTTACTGCTGCTGTGTTAGCAACATCCACTGTGATGGTTGTGGTAGAACCTGATGTAACGAGAGATGTAATCTTCGCTGTTGAGGCAATACCTGTTCCTGAAATCTTATCTCCTGCTTCCGCAGTAGTAGCGATAACAGATGATGAGGCAACACCGAAGGTGTAACCTGCTGATGTTCCTGCGACTGTAACTGCAGTTGTAGCAAGTGTTGATTGGTCAGCACCATCTACACCGCGATACATACGAGGTGTTTCAATGAACATTGCGCCTTCGTATGTTCCGATGTTTCCAGCCCAGAATTGACCCTGACCTGTTTCGGCATACTTGTGCATGTCAAGCCATCCGCCCGAACCTGTTTCAGCACGAAGGTCGTGTGAAATTTCTGGGTGGATACCTGTCCAGTAAAGGGAACCTTCACGAGGAACAGCCTTGTTAGCGCGTAGTTTAGCAACTGTCTTACGGATGTTAGCAGCAGTGATTGTGTCAGTTGCTGTAATTGTAGCAGTTGATGTGCGGGCAGTAGATGATGCTGAGTAGATAACATTTGTGCCTTGGCGCAATGTTTCCATAGCAATCTTATCTAGTGAGTCTGCCATGTTGTAAGCGATGATGTCTGCAACTGCAGGGTCAACATCTGATAGTGAGAATAGTTGTAACTTACGAGTTACAAGTGAAGCGTTACCGTATTCGGCAAGTGTCACTGCTACTGTTGTTACATCTGATAGTGCCACTGCATCTGGGTCAGTTGTTTCTGATGAGAGTGCAGATGTTGCTGCCGTCAAGTCATTGTAGATTGAGAATACAACGCTTGAACCTGGCATTGCCTGTTGAGCAGGGCGCTTGTCAGCCACTGAACGAATCAATGGTTGTGAACGAAGCGCAAACTCTACATAGCGGTCATAAGCAGTTTTTACTAAGCCTGCGAGGGCTGAGGAATCTGTATATGCCATGTGGGTTCACCTCCTGGTGATTGGTAGTTGTGTAAGAAATTAGAAAACTTGCACACCCATAATTGCGTTGAGTTCTTCGGCACTTTTAGCGTTGAGAATCTTGGCTGCAGTATCTTCGTCAAAGCCTGGGGCTTGTCCACTTGATATAACATCGTTGATTCTTTTTTGAGCCTGTAGTGCTGGGTTGGCATTAGAAGCGGAATTAGATTCCTTTGATGCTTCTTCTGTCTTAACACCGAATACATCGCCATATTCATCTAGCCATTTAGAAACGGCATCCTCAGTAATTTCAATATCCTGAGGGATAAATGCTGCGACCTTTGGGTTGATACCCTTTATAGTCAACACATCTTTAATGGTGCGCTGACGAGTCTGACCCTTATATGTGTTTGCTTCTGTTTCAAGTTCTTTCAAACGCTTTTCAAGCGTGCGATTGACCCTGCGTAGTTGCTTAACGACATCCTGAGGTTGGTCCTCATCTAAGAAGTCATCATCTTCGTCATAGTTGGTAGCCATCTACCTATCTCCCTTGTTAGTTGTATTCGCAACCCACAACATAATTCGGGGAAACTATGTTGGCTATTGCTACCAGTCTTTTACGCCTCTCTGGGCTGGTGGGTCAGAGAGGGATTCTTATATTGTGCTTTCGGTTCTAAGCGATGCACTGCTTACGCCACTTTGTCCAGCAAAGCGGGCTTGCTCACGAAGTGCACGGCGTTGTGATTCAAGTTGAAGTGTTTGGTCATTTCCAACCACACTTGCAACTGCTGTAAGGTCATTATATTTTTCGCCTTCAATTCCTGATAGGCGGGCTTGGGTAATAGCAAGATTTCTTGCTTTACCAAATTCATCTTTAAGAGCATTAAGGTCTGCAGTGCCAGATACATTGACATAACTTTCGGCAACTGCCTTGTTAATTTCAAAATCATACATACTAGCAGCAGCACCAATCTCAGCAGAACGAACCTGCTTCTTGACCATATCCATACCTAACTTAGGGTTAAGTAAATATGTCATAGCGCCAGCGGCATCTACACCGTAGTAATCATTAAGTGCGGCAAGAACATCTGAATTCTTTTTAACATGGTCTGCAGCAAGTGATACACGATTTTCATATTCAGCCACTGATACTTGGTTAGCAATAACCGTGCCAAGTTGTTCAGTAGTGCCAAGGACTTTATCATCAAGACCATAAGCCTTAAGAACGCTTATCATGCCACGCTCCATTGAAATGTAAGTGGCTTCGTTAATAGCAAGTCCAGCCTTACGCAATGGTTCTAGCCCTGGGAAACGAGCCTTGTATGCATCGGTTCCAATAAGGTTAATTTTAATTTGTGATGCGGATAAATCTTGTTTGATGTATTCATCAATGGTTGGAACTAAACTGCCAAGTCCTGCTAAATTTAATGAGGCTTTGAAATCTTCCAACGCAGTAGTAACCGCAGAGCGAGCAGCAATCGTTGCAGACGAGGGTCCAGTTGAAATATCACTATTTCCACCTCCACCCAAAGAGCCAGTGCCTGAGCCTGTAGGTGCAATTGGATTTCCATTAGTATCAGTTATTAAAGGAACATTTTGTTTATTTGCTGCATTGTTTCCAGCAATTTCAAGATTGTAAGCCGCCCCTGCTGCTGTTTTAGCAGCCGCTACTCTAGCATTGTAAAATCCTATATCTTCTTTTTCATCTTTAGGAGGAATAGCAGCAATAGCATTGTCATATCGTAATTTTGCTGAGGCTACATTTATAGCAGAACCTGCAGAAACTCCACCATTGCTACCAGCAACAGCAGCAGCATACTGAGCATCAGATAAATTTGTTTTTGAATTCCACGAATCACCATAATATCCAGAGGCATTAACTCCACCACGAGATGCAAGATACTGTTGGGCTGTCATGCCCTGTGAAGCGCCATTAAGCGCAGCAATACGCAATGTTTCTTGTGATGGTGTTACTGCTGTAAAATTTGGGTCTACATTAGGTGTTGGCATTATCCCATAAATCCAAACTGCTTCATTAAATCAAGCGCCATGTTAGAGTAGGTATCCTTCGCATTTTTGGTGTATTGCCATAGTGGGTCAGCCTTAACCTCTTTAGTGAACTCAGAGAACATACGGGCATTGCCAGTCTTTGGGTCAATAACTTTATTCATCAAGTCTTTCCAACTTACATTGGTTGAATCAACTTCAAGTAAGTTAGCCATTTGGCTACGATAACTATTGGTTACTTCATAAAGACTACGACCATCTTTAATAGATTGAGCAAAAGGCTTATACAAATCCATAGCCTGATTCTTCATCTCGTTCATATAATACTGTGAATCACGCCCATCGGTAGGGTCTAATAAAGAGTGTTGGATATTGTTTAAATAATTATTATCAATACTAATGCCATACATAAGGGCTTGCTTTTTAATAGTATCAACAGCGCTACCAATAGTTCCGCCACCAGTAAAGTGAAGTTGAGCAGTATCGCCAAGGTGTTGCATTAATTGTGCATCATTTTTATCCCAGCCATTTTTAATGGCGTTCATGGCAATGCCTTCAATTACTTTGCTATTGTCATAAAATTTTCCAGTTACTGGGTCAACTTGAGTTGTTTGAATACCAAGGGTTTCAAGTTTTGCTTTAACTGAATCAATTTGATTTGTTAGTTTTTCGGCAAATGTTCCTGCCATGCGTGGGTCATGGGTTTCAATAAAGAACTTTTGTAGGCTAGGTAATTCTGATTGCCACCAGTTAGTCTTTTTGATTTCAGCCATAAATGCTGTTTCGGTCCAATTACCTGCAGCAGCAGCGGTAAAAAGTTTATCAATCTGACCCTTGTATTCTTTAGGCAGAGTTTTAAAAGTTTCACGAAGTGAACTGATGTAAGCAGTTTTGGCATCGGCTACAACTTTAGGTGCTGGTGCTTTGTTTGAAGAAGAAGCAGTAGAACTTGAAAGCCCACCTACTTTGCCAGTAGCCTGGTCTGGGTTAGCAACTTTAGGAAGATTATCTTTAACATCTGGAATACCATCGCCATCGGTATCTGCATCTTTAGCGGGTTCAGGAACTGTTGATTTGTTTACTTTATTAAAATCATCTAATTTATTTTGAGCCTTGGTTACTTCTTCTGCAGTGCCATAGTCTTGTGCGCGAGTAACAGCATCAACAAGTTTTTGGCGGTCAGCAGTAGATTTTTTAGTTTTAGTTGCTTGAATACCCTCATTAGTAATTTTGTTAAGTTCATCAATACGCTTTTGAGTAGCAGTTCTATTGGCTAAAACTTTTACATATTCTG